GGTTGGTGTTGTGTGCGCTGTTCATGTATCCATAATAACCATAATAGTTATGTATTGCAAGCGGAAAGTGCAGGGCTTGACAAAAAAAAAGAGCGTCGGTAAAATCGAACTGCATCCATCGCGCGCCTCATAACCGTACATCTCAAGCCTTCAAGGCGAGCAACGCGAGCCGACATCCTTGGGCACTGACTGCCCGCACACTGAGAACTCTCTACCCGGCAAGCGTTCCAACGCGAGCCGGACTACGTAAGGGGATTATGGGATTCTGGAAAAGCGTGCTCAAGATCGGCCAGAATATCGCCGCAATTGCGCTGGAATCGACCTCCAAGGCGTCCGCAAGCGGAAAGCCGATCACGATGGGTAACGTAGGGCGCGAAGCGCTGGAGACGGCGGCAGAGCGCAAGCGCAAGGCCGATGACGCGGCTTATGCGGAGTCGCTGAGGAGGAGCCTGTGATAGACACCACCGTGAGAGACAAGGCCGCTGAGGCCATCTTCGCCGTGTTCATGACGCCAGCCAATCGCGAAATACTGGCCAAGCTCACCCGAATGATGGGCGACAAAGAGCAACGCGACCGCGCCTACCAGGACGACATGCGCCGGGGCTGAGTTGCGTTTCGGTGGTTGATGGCGTTAAAGTTACGTCAAAGTGATCAAAAGTGGCCAGTAGAGCAGGAATCCCAAATCGACGCACCCAAGACACCATGGAAAAGCTGGCACGCTTGGGCTGCGATCCGATCACCGGAATGGCCCACATCGCCATGAATCAGTTGCCCTGCGGTGTGTGCCGGGGCGAACTGAAGACCAAGTACAAGCTGCCGGATGGCACGCACACGCCAGAATGCCGCGCCGCAAACAGCGTCTCATGCTCCTGCGATGGCGTTGGCATCCGCGTCTGCCAGTCCTGCTACGGTAGCGGCTGGGAAGCGTGCAGCCCCGAGCTTCGCGGCAAGATGTACGCTGAGATCGCACAATACGTGCTGCCGAAGCGCAAGGCCATCGAGCATTCAGGCATCGACGGCGAGGACATCGGCGTTAAACTAGTGGTGGAGTTCACGAAATGAAATATGCTCTGGTCTGCGCCGTACTGGCGTTTTTCGCGATGGCGATGGTGGCGAACGGCTACCGACAGGACGCGCTGCACTTCCAGCACGCCTACGAGACTGAGCTAGAGATCCGATCCAACCTGGACGAGTTGCTGAAGGAGTTCCGGTCGGTATGCTCTGAGCGATGACGACCAAGCGCATACAGCTTCCGCCGTGGTCGCGCATGTTGTTCCAGCCAGCGCGGTACAAGGTGGCGTATGGCGGGCGCGGTGGATCGAAGTCTTGGACGTTCGCGGCGGCGTTGCTCATCATGGGAGTACAGCGGCCGATTCGCGTATTATGCGCACGCGAAACGATGCAGTCGATGCGAGATTCTGTTCACCGCACGCTGTCCGATGCGATAGACCGGATGGGCATGGGAGCGCACTACACGGTGCAACAAGCGACGATCACCGGCAAGAACGGCACTGAGTTCATTTTCGCTGGGTTGCACGCGAACGTCAGTAACATTAAGTCCGCCGAAGGAATTGACGTGGTTTGGGTGGAAGAAGCACAGACAGTCACCGCCGATTCATGGGACACGCTTATACCTACGATCCGCAAGGACGGTTCAGAGATTTGGGTGGGCTTCAATCCCCGGCTGGCGACGGACCCAACGTACAAGCGCTTCGTGGTCGATCCGCCGTCCAACGCCGTCGTGCGCAAGGTGAACCCGGAGGATAACCCTTGGTTCCCCGAGGTGCTGCGAATCGAGATGGAGGAGGACAAGCGGCGAGACTACGCGAAGTACCTGCACATCTGGATGGGCGAATGCACCACGGCAATCGAGGGCGCGGTCTACGGCGACGAGATGGCCAAGGCGCTCAACGAGGGCCGCATCACCAAGGTCAGCATCGACCGGACCCGGGCTGTTGACACGTTTTGGGATCTGGGGTTCGGCGACTCGACCGCGATCTGGTTCGCGCAAGCGCTGCCAGGTGGCACGTTCCACATCGTGGACTACCTGGAGGACAGCGGGAAGCCCATCTCGCATTACCTCATTGAGCTACAGAATAAGGGCTACCTGTACGGCACCGACTGGCTACCGCATGACGGGGTGGACGCGATCATCCACAAGCGTCTCGCCAGCGGGGACCGTTCGCGCTCAATCGAGCAGATCATGCGGGCTAGCGGGCGGCGGGTTCGCATTGCACCCAAGCTCAACATCACGACCGGCATTAACGCTGTCCGCTCCATCCTGCCGAACTGTCGATTCGATGAGGAGCGCTGCGGGCGCGGGCTGGACTGCCTGCGGATGTACCAGTGGGGAGCGCCGTCGAAGACAGGCGTTGAGAGATCCGAGCCGCTTCACGACCAGTACAGCCACGGGGCCGACGCGCTACGAACCATGGCCACGAGCATCAAGACGCCGACGATCATCCCCGACGATAACGTGTTCAGCGGCAACCAGAACTACTCGCCTGATGCGTGGATGGCGTAGGAATCGGCTCATTTTGATGATAAAGTGGTCAATATGCCACTGGATTACGAGATTGACGGCTATTTGTGCGCAGCCGACGCGACGATAGACCAGATCCACCCGCGCAAGGACATTCTGCTGGTTCGGCGCATCCCGGATGAGGAAGTGCTGGCCAGTGGTCTCGTCATCCCGGCCATGGCGCGAGACTCCAAGACGGGCGTTCGCATCGGCGAGGTGCTGAAGTGCGGCCCGGGGGAGGAATACGACTCTGAACTGATGTTTGACGGTGCGCATCGAGTTGTTAACCTCATCCCGACCGAATGCCAACCCGGCGACCGCGTGGCCTACATGCGCTGCCCGGACAACGATGTGAACATCGGCGGCGTCGATTGCGTCCTGTTGCGCGAGGAGCAGCACGTTTTGGCGATCCTGTGATACGATAGTCTAAACGCTGTTCATTCCTCAATCCCGAGCTAGAGAGCCCCGTCGTGCAGCGGGGCTTTTCTGCGTTATGATGGGGGCGGAGTGGCCCATGGGATAGGGCAACGGCTTGCCGATGGAGGTGGTTCGAGTCCACCCGCTCACAGCAAGAACCCGCCCGCGCAATTGAATGCAAGGCGGGTTTTCTGCGTTTTGATTGGTGCCATATTTGGCTGTGTCAAGTAACACACAAAAAGTGCGTCAACATTGACACAGTTTTATGCTACCCTTCGGTTGATGGCATCTGACGAAGCCGAACGCCAGACCGGGGACAAGAAGATCATCGCTGAGGCACGCAAGCGCTTCAAGGTGGCGAAAGAGGCGTCGGCAGACCAGCGCAAGGACTTCAAGGAGTCCATGCGGATGACGTTTGGTGAGCAGTGGGACCAAGCGACCAAGACGGCGCGTGTGAAGGCCGGACGGCCTGCGTTGTCATTTCCGGTTTTGCACACGTATGTTCAAAGAATTACAAATCAGGCCCGCAAGGAGCGCCCGCAGCCCAAGGTGAACGCGGTAGGCGAGGGCGCATCGCAACAGGTAGCCGATGTTTACGAGGGTCTGTTTCGCCACATCCACACGGCGTCAAACGCTGACGTGGCCTATGATGGCGCGGTAGAGACGGCAGCGGCGGGCGGATGGGGCTTCTACGAGTTCACGACTGAATACGTAGACGATACCACTTTTGACCAAGAGCCCCGCATCCGGCGCGTGTTGGACCCTCTCAGCGTGTATTTCGACCCGCACGCGATGGAACCGGACTACTCGGACGCGAAGTACTACTTCAAGCGGCGGCGCATGTCGCAGGACGAGTTCAAGCTCACATTTGGCAAGGAACCGGAGTCGGATTGGGACGACGAGGACGCGCGGCAGGACTGGACTGACGGGGATGACGTGTTCGTGGCTGAATACGTTTACGTCGAAGAGAAACCCCGCACGCTTCAGCAATTTGGGCCGCTGGGGGAGGTGATCGCTACTCGGCAGGTGATCGACCGCAGTATTTCCAAGTGCATCTTGGATGGCTCCCGCGTGCTGGAAGAAACGACCTGGCTGGGCAAGTGGTTGCCGATGGTGCCCGTTCTCGGCAAGGAAGTTGTGGTCGAAGAGAAGCGCCGCCTGTTCAGCGCCGTGCATTTCTCGCTCGACTCACAGAAGCTCATCAACGCCACCGGGTCCGGGATCGCCGAACAGCTTCAGCTTGCGTCTCGCGCGCCTTGGGTAGGCGCAAAGGGCTCGATGAAGGACAAGCGATGGGACGACAACTCCCAGAACTTCTCCAAGCTAGAGTACGAGCCGTTCGATGAGAACGGAATGCCGCTGCCGCCTCCGCAGCGCAATGCCTACGAGGCTCCCATCCAAGCGCTGACGCAGGCGAAGATGGTCTACACCGACGACATCCGCAAGTCGATTGGTTACGTCGATGGGCTGGTGAATCCGTCGCAGTCCGACCTGTCTGGGATCGCGGTGAAGCGGCGGGATGCGCAGAGCGATCTGGCTAACTTCCACTTCGAAGACAATTTGGTTCGCAGCCAGTGGCACGGCGGGCGCATCCTCCTCGACCTCCTCCAGAAGTACATCGACACCCCGCGCGCCATGCGCATCCTAGCCCCTGATGGAACGGTATCCATGCAGGCAATCACGATGGCGATGGACGGCGGCGCGGTGCCTATGGTTCAAGGCTACGAAGGTAAGCCCCATGTGCGCGTCGATGTCGGGCGCTACGATGTCACCATCAACACCGGCCCCGGCTACGCTTCTCGGCTGGAGTCTGAGATCGACGTGCTTCTGAAGTCGTTTGCGGCCGATCCGCAGTTGTGGAGCATCGCTGGCGACCTGCTCTTCAAGGCGATGGGTTACCCAGATCTGGAAGCACGGCTTCGCATGGCCCTGCCGCCGCAGATTCAGGAAGCGCTGGCGAACAAAGAGGCCAACATCTCGCCCGAAGCGCAGGCCAAAATCATGCAGATGGCGCAGCAGAATCAGCAACTCCAAGGAACGCTGCAAAAGCTGGTAGCGGAACTGCAAAAGCTCATGATGGAGCGCGAGGCGAAGATAATCGACAACCAGGCGAAGGTTCTGGTGACGCAGATGAACAACGAGTCGAAGGAAAAGATCGCCGCCGCTTCCAATGTGACCGATGTAGCCGTGCAAGACCGGAAACACGGACACGAATCCGCTTCGATGGTGTACCAGAACGATCAGCAGATGCAGCTCAGGATAAAAGAGCTACTGCACGACGCAACCCAAACCCTCGCTGGCCATAGTTTGGAGCGGGAAAAGATGGCGAACAGCGCTCAACTTGCGCTGATGAAGCCGACGCCAACGAAGAGGACCAACTAAATGCCGGGTAGCGTCAAAGTCGCCAGCAACAGCCTGAACAACGGGAATGTCGTCGCCATCGAGATGAATTGGGTAGGCGATTCCGTCAATGGCAGCGTGCCAAACACCGCGTTTCCCACGGCCAAATACGCTTGCGATGGCTTCGTGGTGGCCAACGTGGCCGTTTCCATTGGCGACATCGCTCCCACGGATGGCTACACGGTCCGCATCTACAATTCTCAGGGCATCGACATTCTGGAAGGCGCTGGAGTTGGGCTTTCGGCCATTTCGTATGCGTTCGGCGTATCCTCCAATATCCCCCCGGCATACGGTGGCATCACGGCCAGCATCAGCGGTAACAGCGTGCCTCTCGCAAAAGGGAAAATCGTGATCTACTTCCGGCAGGTGAGCACGTCTCAACTTGTGCAGCCTGCGGATGGAACGTCATCGGCGGGAACGTCTCTCACGGCCAGCGATGTAACGAGCGCCTACGCATGGACGCGCACCCCCGGAGCGTCGATTGCGCTCACGGCTGGCGTTCCGGCTACGATCACGCTTACCCCGATGCCCGCTGGCATCAACGGATCCAGCGTCAATAAGCACTACGTTTCGGTCGTGACCGGATCGGCGCGGAAAGCGTACCTGATCACGGCGGTGGGCGCTTCTTCGATCACCTTCACCCCGGCGCTGTCCTACGCGGCTGGCTCTTGGGCGCTGCAATCGGCTTCAGGCGGCATTCAGGAAGCGATCTACGCCACCTCCTACAAGTCGCTGACGGTTCCTCAAGGTTCGATCTCCTACGATGCGCTGCGTGTCTGGAATCCACGGAAACTGCAACTTAACGGGCAGGGCAAGGACGCCACGCTTATCGTGATCCGCGAAGCGACGGCGAACGTGTTCCTCTCCGACGAGTGGGGATTGACGATCACGAACATGGGGTTCCGGTCTCTCACCGCTGGCCAGACCGCTGGGACGTGTATCGGGATTGTCGGAACCACGCCACAATACAACGGTGATGCCGATGTCAACGTGTGGGACTGCGATTTCTACCAAGTCTGGGATGCGGTCGTGTGCGATTGGCCTGGTGGATTCCTTCGGGCTCAGAACAACTACTTCCGCAACGTTGGACGGTACGCGTGCTACTCGGAAGCGACCTCTGCCGCTGCCATTCAGATCGTCAACAACTACTTCGACGGTCGCACGTCGATTGGCCTGATCTGGCTTGAAGGAATCATTGGAGGCGGCGTCATTGCAGCGAACTGGATGCAAGCCAGCCTTGCGCATCTCGTCATCAACTGCCCTGCTGCGGTCGTCAATGAAATGGTGGTGGTTGGAAACCTGTTCGACCAGGATACGGCCAGCACTGGCTGCGTCATAGTAACAGGAACACCCACCTACGGCTCCAACTGCGTCAAGATCACGGCGAACTACCTGCGCACGCAGAATTACGCCGTACTGGTGCAGGATTGCAGCAACATCACCATCAGCGACAACCACGTCTACACCCTGGGAGCATCGCCCGCGCTTGTCATCGGCGGTAGCGTTAGCTGCAAAAACATCGAAATTCTCGGAAATCGCGTTCGCATGGAAGGCGCGGTCTACGCCACCCCGCCAGACTACGCTATCCAGTTGTCAAACCCGTCAATGACCAACGTTTTCGTCAGCGGCAACAGCGCGACGAGCGAGGGCGGGAACTGTACGGCCATGATCGGCATTACAGGCGCTCTCGTGGCTTCCCTCATCAGCGGAAACCAATCCGGTACGGGCGTCCCAAAGCTGATCAATGACGTGGCGGCGACCGGCTCTGGAACTGCCGTGGTATCCGGCAATCAGGCATACAACCAGCCGACTTTGACCGCGATTGTGGCTGCTGCGACCATCACTTTGCCGCTGGCAGATGAGCAGCAGGTCATCCCCATCACCGCCTCCGGTACGCCAATCACCGAAATGAACGGCGTTACCGCGAGGGCTGGGGTACGGCGCACCTTTATCGTTAGCGGGGCCGTCTCTTGGGCGACTAGCGCGGCGACTGACAATAAGATCGGCAAAGCCTACGGCCCCACGGCTGCGGGCGATGTCGTCACCTTTGTGAAATTTGGCGACAACCTCTGGTATCCCGTCGCATAACCGGCCACGGCTGGCCGCAATCAGCCGGTAAGGAAAATCAATATGGAAGCCATCCAAGACATTATCGAGACACCCGTTCCGCAGCCGGAACTCGACTCGTTTGAAGCCTACGAGGCCGCGAAGGTTGCGCCCAAGGTTGAAGACGAGAAAACTGCTGCCGACGCAGAAAAACCGACTGAACCGCCCGTAAAGCTGGAGACACCGGGCGACTCCGAAGAAAAGGCAGGAAAGCCGAAGCGGGATCGCACCGCCGAAGGCCGAATCGCCGAGTTGACGAATCAGCTCAAGGCCCAGAAGGAAGAGTTCGAGCGATGGAAGGCACAGCAGGCAACCCCAGCCGCGCCCGCCGCCGCTCAGGTGGACAAAAAGCCGGAAGCCACCAACGGCAGGCCTCTCTTGAAGGACTTTGTAAACGCGCTGAAGGCAGACGAGACGTATGAGGACGCGCAAGAGCGCTGGAATGACGCCGTACAGGACTGGCGGGAGGCCCAAGCGGCCAAACGCGCGGAAGAGTCGGCACACGCCAAGCGTTCGCAGGAAATGCAGGACAAGGTGCAAACCAAAGTCCAAGCGGCCATGGAGAAATTCGAGGACTTCAACGATATCATGACCCGGCAAATTCCGGCGTCGATGGTGCCCGCGATCCAAGACTTCATGGAGGAGTTCGACACGCTGGATGCTCTCCACGCTGTTCTGTCCGATCCCGCTGAAATCCAGCGCATCTCGCAACTCTCGAAGGCCCGTCAACTCGTTGAACTCGGCAAGATCGATGATCGGCTATCCAAACCTGAACCGAAACCCACCGCGCCGCCCGTCTCGAAGGCGCCGGCACCGATCCGCAACATTGGCGGTTCGGCATCGGAAGCCAACGACGACATCACCCAGGCCAAAAGCCTTGAGGAGTACGAGCGGATGCGGGAAAAACAACGAAAACGAGGATAAACGATGTCTAACCAGCTTCTGACCTCCCAGGTCATCACCTACGAAACGCTGTCCGTCCTGAAGAACGATCTGCGCATCGTCAAGAACTTCTGGCGCGATGGCGATAAGGAATTCGGCAAAAAGGGCGACAAGATCGGCGATACGCTGTACGTGCGCAAGCCGCAGCGCTTCATTGGCCGCGACGGTCAAGCGTTCCAGCCCGAGGGCCTTTCCGATACTCAGGTGCCCATCACCATCAACCAGCAGAGCGGCGTTGATTTCGAGTTCTCGACCGCCGAACTGTACCTTAGCATCGACGATTTCCGCAATCGGTATCTCGCCAAGGCCGGTGAATCCATTGCCAACAAGCTCGACTTGCGTTGTGCGCAGATGGCCGTGTTGAACACCGCCAACAACGTCGGCACCGTGGGCGTCATTCCGGGTCTGTCCGGTTCCGATGCGTTCCTGACGTACTCGCAGGCTGGCCGGTTGCTGACCGAAAACGGCTTCAGCCGTGGCGTGAAAAAGGTGATGGCGCTAACGGCGGGTGCCGAAGTCGGCTGGAACACCTACGCGAAGGCGTTCTTCAACCCGTCTGGCAAGTTGAGCGAACAGTGGTCCACCGGGCAGGTGTCCAACGCCCTCGGTTACCAGTGGTACGTGGACGAGAACCTGCCGACGCAGACCATCGGCGCTCTCGGTGGAACGCCTGCCGTTGACGGCGCGAACCAGACAGGAACGACGATCAACCTGAAGGGCTGGACCCCCAGCGTGACCGGCGTGCTGAACGTTGGCGATGTGATCAGCTACTCGGGCGTCTTCAACGTCAACCCGCAAAGCCGCCTCTCCACCGGACAGCCGTTCCAGCAGGTTGTGCAGGCCATCGCCAACTCGGATGGCGGCGGTTTGTGTTCGGTGTCGGTCTATCCGGCCATGGTTCCCAGCGGCCAGTATCAGAACTGCACCGGCTCCCCCGCCGATAGCGCTCTGGTCAGCGTGTACGGCGTGGCGGCGGCTGGTCAGTCTGCCATCGCTGGCGTGGCCACCCGTCAGCAGTTGCTTTGGACGCCGGAAGCCTACGCCTTCATGAGCTTCCCCGGTGACGTGCCCAAGGGCGTCGATATGGGGTACGCTGCGAACGACAACTCCAGCGGCGTCTCGCTGCGCTTCGTGCGCTTGTTCGACGCGGTACGCGATCAGTGGATCAACCGTTTCGATGTGTACTACGGCGCGAGCCCGATGTACCCAGAAGGCGGCGTGCGCATCAACAGCTAAACCAGCGGGGGCGGTTCGCCGCCCCTTTTGGAACCACCATGAGAATCCTACTCATTATTTTCGCCTCACTTGCCTGCCTTGCGCAGCAAGCGACGTTTATGGCGATCTCCTCGCAAACAGGCGTGACTTCGGACAAGCTGACCATTCAGCAGAACCAAAGCACGCCGGTCTACATGCAAGGCGTTCGCGCTGTCGTCGTCTCCACGACGGCTGGAACCTGCGTCACTAGGCAACGCGGCACGGCTCCCACGGCTACGGCTACGACCATTCGCCAGACCAACGGCGCGGCGGCGTTCTCCCGTCTATCGGCCTACGCGGCGTCCGACGTTGGCACCGGAACAGCCACCTCTCCGGTTTACTCTCTCGTACAGGTCGGATCGTCCTACACACTCGACCTTGACATGACCGCTTCCGGCTTCGTCGGCATCGGCACAACCAAAAACATCACCATCTCGTGTTCGATCTCGGCTGGTGACATCCAAATCGCCATGTACTGGAAGGAGCAACAGCAATGAGCAATTACGCGAAGCGACTCAAACTCTGGGCAGCGCTTTTGTTCGCCGTGGCCGCCTACGGGCAGCAGACCACCACATCCACGACTCTATCGAGCGCCGTCAACACTGTATCCAGCACTCAATGGTGCTTGGCCTCGGCTACCGGCGTCATCGTCCCCAACACCGCCAGCAGCGCCTCTGGGTCGTTGTTGTTGGCTGACCGGGAAGTAGTTCAGGTTACCGGCGCTGGCTACACCTCGACCTGCTTTAAGGTCAAGCGCGGCCAGATGGGTTCGGCTGTCGCCTCTCACTCGGCGGCGTCTATCGTTTGGGTGGGCCAACCATCTACATCGAGCGGTGATAGTTCGCGCCCGTTCACTGGTGCGTTCATCACGACTCTGCCGACCGGCTCCTGCGTATCTGGCGATCAGTTCACCCTTCCGGTGTTGTTTGTTGGGTCCGCCTCGCTTGGGGGTGTACCTGGAACGCCATATGACTGCATTTCGAGTCAGTGGACGAGCATCGGCAACCTCACGGTTACCGGCAAGACCAACTCTCAGACCGCTGTGCTGTTGAACGGGTTCGGACCCGGCGCTACTCCAGTTGTTCGCGGTAGCCGAGCAAACGGCAGTCCAGCGTCTCCCAGTGCTGTCACCGACGCTCAACTGCTGCTGAATCTTTCTGGCACTGGTTACGGTGCGACGGGATTCGCAAGCGGCTCGCGCGGCGCGGTTGCCGTTGCAGCTACTGAGGGATGGACGGACAGCGCTCAGGGAACTCGCGTTCAGTTTTCGACCACGTCAAACGGATCTACGACCAGTGCGCTGCGCTGGTTTGTTGACCAAGACGGCGGACTGAAGCCCTGGACCAGCGGTAGTGGTCGGCTTGGCGATAGTACCCATCTGGTTGAAGGTGCCAGTTTCGTCAATTGCACCAGCGGCGCCTCCCCGGCTGTCTGCGGGGCGTCGGTCGTGGGCGGCGTAGCGGTGGCGGCGGCGGCAACCAGCCTAGTCGTCAACACCACGGCTGTCACGGCCAAGTCGCGCATCGTCCTGACCATGGATTCCAGCCTCGGAACCGACCTCGGCATCACCTGTAACACCACGAACATCGCCGCATGGGTCAGCGCCCGCACGGCTGGAACATCTTTCACGATTACCACGGCATCGGGGCCGGTTACCAACCCCATGTGCCTCAGCTGGCACCTGCTTAATTGATAATATGGTAAAATAGGCTATGCCTATAATCTATATGATTACCAACACCAAAAACGGACTCAAGTATATCGGTCAGACCAAGCGGACCCTGGCGGCGAGATGGAACAGCCATCTTGCCGCATCCCGCAGCGGTAAAACCACGCTTCTATGCCAGCATTTGCGTGAATTTGGCGCAGGTGTGTTTACGGTCAAAGAACTGGAAAGCGTAGATGATTCGGTTGCTGATGACGTTGAGGCTCGGTACATCACTCAATTGGGAACGCATCATGAGTCAGCCGGTTACAACACCGTCATCGGTGGTCAAAACGGGCCGAGGAATGAAGCATTCAAAGCGTACCTGTCAAAGCGAATGATGGGAAACCAGTATGGTGCAGGAGTGAAGCGAACTCCAGAGCACATAGAGGCAATTCGCAAAGCACACATCGGAAAGCCTTCGTGGGCAAAAGGGAAGACCTTCACCGCTGAGCATCGAGCAAAAATCGCCGCTGCTTCCAGCAAGCGAGTACTTGGGCCGGAATCCAGGGCAAAGATAAGCGTGGCGAACTCTGGATTGAAGCGATCGCCTGAGTTTTGCGCTAATCAATCGGCTCGACAGATGGGCTCGCAGCGCTCCGAAGAAACTAAAGCCAAAATGGCCGAATCTCGCCGACAATGGTGGGAAGCCAAGCGGCAAGCCAATCAACAATTCGGCGAAAGCCAATAAAGGACACCAGAACATGCCTCAATTCCTCATTTTGCTCGTTCTTTCGGCTATCGCCGCGTTCGGGCAGCAGACCACCACCAGCACCACGCTTTCCAGCGCCCTGACCTCCACCACGAATGCCGAGTGGTGTATCGCCAGCGCGTCGGGCGTTGTGCTTGCCTCCACCAGCGGCAACGCCTCCTACTTCTTCGTGGACCGCGAGGCCGCGCAGATCACAAGCCAGGGAAGTACCGCCACCTGCTACAAGGTGAAGCGTGCGCAACTCGGTACCGCGCAAATGGCCCACGCCGCCTCTTCCAAAGTGTGGATCGGTCAAGCCTCGACCGGCACCGGGGACTCCAGCCGCCCGTTCACGGGTGCATTCACGTCCACCATGCCGTCTGGCGCTTGCACGGCTTCGGCGCAGTACACGTTGCCGATCATCTACACCGGCCCCGCCAGCGGTGGCGCGTTCCCAGGAAGCGTCATCAACTGCATCGGTAGCCGGTGGAGCGGGCAGGCGGATAAGACGTTCTACGTCCCGCCCAGCGCTTGCACGTTCGCCCCGACGACTCTCACCACGACCAACACCTACATTCAGGTGGGCGCGTCGACGGTGTTCGTCCTCAACGGAACCAGCAACGCGGCGGCTGGCACCAATACCCTGACCTGCAATATCGTGATCCCCACGGCTGTGACTGCACTGCAAGGCGCGGTCATTACCGATATCGTGGGCTACTACGGTTCGCAGACCACGGCCCCCACGTCCATCGGTACGGCCACTCTGGGCAGCATCTCGTTCGCCACCCCGGCTACGGGAGCGGCTGTATCCACGGTCACGCCGGTGAGCTTCGGCGGAACGATCACCAACACGGTCCCCACGCTCATCACCACAGTGACCACGGCGGGTTCGTTCTTGCCCATCAAGTCGGCTCTCGGTACCCCTGTCACGTTGTCCACCGACAACCAGATTTTGGTGTACAAGCTGCCGTTCGTGCAGTCGGCGGCGTCGGCCATGACCATCAACACCCCCGGCCTGATCGTGCATTACGCTGCTGCAACCACCTTGCCGTAGAACCTCCGGCGATCTGGGGCGGGACCGTCAACCGCCCCACTTTTTCAACCCCTAACCGAACATAGAGGAAACTATGGCATCTGAACAAGAGATTACACGCGAGATTCTGGCGCAGTTGAACGACAACCGGGCGACCAATCAATTGCCCCTTGGCATCGATCAGTTGGACCTGATGCGCGGCAAGAACGGCGGCTATCCCCGCGATATGTACCACGCCACCCACCAGCCAATTCGCGTCACCAACCGCGACCAGGAGACGGCGATGGCCCAACGTGGCTACACGCGCAACTACATCAAGCACGCCTACCCCAAAACGATCTTTCGGCGCAACACGACGACCATCAAGCAGCGCATTGGTGAGACGAAGGAATACGAGGACGTGCCGAAGTTCACGGACTTTGTGGAGACTCGCGTGGTCCTCTCGGCTGAACACGAAAAGGCTTCGTTGGCGGAACGCGCCCCGCGCGGCTGTTCGGCGTGGGTGACGGATTACGCCACCTTGCCCCCGGTCAGCGATGAAACCGTTGGCGACAAGGACGCCGAACTGATGCGGCTGCGCGGCAAGGTGGAAGCCCTCGAAGGCACGCCGGAGCCGCGCAAGCGGCGCGGCCAGCACGTCGAAGCGCAAGACTAACGAAAAAGGCCGGGACCAATGCCCAACCCAATCTCACTCACGACCATGGCAACGGACGCACTCAGTTACTTGGGTGTGCTGGACGCTGGGGGCACCCCTTCCGCCACGGAAATAGCTCAGGCTCTCCGCACGGCGAACGACATGCTCGACAACATGTCCTCAGAGGAGTTGATGGTTCCGGCCCTTTCGTTGGAGATGTTCGCGCTGACCGCTGGCGTCAACTCCTATACCATCGGCTCTGCGCTGACGTGGAATACCACGCGGCCAATGGCGATTGAGGCGGCTGTCCACAATGTCGCCGTCTACACCGCTTCGCTAACGGCTCCTGTGCGGGTCGTCAATGGAGTTGAGTGGGCCAGCATCCCGAACCGGGATCAAAGCTCACCGCTGATTGAGGCTTTGTTCTATGACCGCGCCACCAGCAACGCCAAAGTCTATGTGTCGCCTATCCCGGTTGGCGGTACGATTCAGTTGACCATGTGGAAGGCGCTGACGCAATTCGCCGACGCTACGACGACCATCACGTTTCCCCCTGGCTACCTTCAACCCATCACCTACGCTCTCGCCATGGCACTCGCACCGCGCTACGAAGTCGCCCCCAGCGATGTGCTGGTGAAGAACTACATGGACTCGATGGCGCGAATCCGCAACCTCAACGCTGCGCTCCTGGGCCGCAAGCCCCCGGCTGGGCAGACCGAAGCCGCCACCGCGCCCCCGTCGCAGATTCAGACGAACTAAATGACGTACCAATGGAAACAGGCCGAAGGTGTTTTGCTGCAAGGCGGCAAGGCTATCTCGCGCGGATACGCTGGCTCTCCGGGTCACGTCAATTCTACGGCCAGCGAGGCGTTGAAGAATAAAGGGCCTCTCCCGCGCGGCGGATATACGATCACGCTCATCTACCCCAAGCACGCCAAGTTTGGGCCAGCCTGTTGTGTGCTTCAGCCTGACTCCACGAATAAGATGTTTGGCCGTTCCGCGTTCCTTATTCATGCCGATTCAATCAAGATCCCCGGAGCGGCATCTGAAGGGTGTATCATCCTCGACTACAAAACGCGCCTATTGTTCAAGGTTGGCGACCGAATCGAGGTCATCTAATGAGCATCCAATCCTATAGCGCCAACGAACTCGCCTATCAAGCGCTCCGCGATCTCGGGGCGCTGCGGGCTGGTCAGGGACCGTCCACCGAAGTGCTGGGGGATATCTTCGTCGTCGCCAACCAGTTGATCGACTCGTGGTTGATCGATCAATTGCTAGTCTACGCCTACGTCCCCAACCAGTACGCGTTGAACGGGACTTCGATCACGTACACCATTGGTCCTGTGGGTGCTGACTTCACCGCGCCGCGTCCCACGGGCATCCAGGACGCCAATATCATCCTCAACACGACATCGCCGGTCGTTCGCCAGCCTGTCAGCATCATCAATGTGGACCAGTGGGCCTCCATTCGCGTACAGAACCTTCAGCCAGCCATTCCGCTAGTGCTGTACTATGACGCCAACTTCAACCCGACGCTCGGATATGGCTCAATCAACCTTTGGCCTGGGCCGCAGGCGTCCTACATCCTCGAAATCTACACCTGGCAGCAGTTGACGGCGTTCGCCGATCAAACGACGGCTATCAAGTTCCCACCGGCATACGCGCAAGCGCTGCGAAAGTGCCTCGCCGTCGCCATCGCCCCCATGATGCTCCTGTATGGCAAGGAAAACAACATCGTTGGGAGCGCGATTGATAAGGCGTTACCGCTTGTACAGCAGCAAGCCCGACTCGCCATGGCCGCGCTGCGCTCCTACAACGCCAAAACGCCCGTTCTCAGTCTCGACCCTGCCTTTGATGCCGTCACCAACCGCACTGGCTTCAATTACATGACCGGCAACGCTGGGAGGGGCTGGTGATGAAGACCATTGCAGTCCCCGGCTTTGGCGGTCCAACCTATCTCGCTGTCTCGCCAGTCATGGACGCGGAACGGGCCATCAATTTGTACCCAGAACCGGGAGGGGCGCACTCCAAAAGCCCCATGATGCTGGTTGGGCGTCCTGGCTTGCTTTCCCCGGCGTTCTCAACGCTATCGGTTGGTCCGGTTCGCGGGCTATTCGCTGGTGACGAGCGCATGTTTGCCGTGTCCAACTCGCATTTTTACGAGGTGGCAAGCGATGGTAGCGTCATTACTGACTACGGTGTCATGGATGCCGGAAGCACGCTTTCCCCGGTTCAAATCGTAGCGAACGGGACTCAGATCCTCGTTATGGACTTCGGCGCTGGCATCATCTACAACGCCAACACGACCGGTCCAACCATGGATATCGTGTTTGCTGGTCGTGCGCTCGAATATCTCGATGGATTTTACATCGCAATTGACACAGCGGACGCAACTAAAGTCAGCGTGTCGGGCTTCCTCGACGGCACGACTTGGAACGCACTGGACACCGTGCAGGTTACGGGCGGCAGCGACTACAAAAACCAGCTTGCGGTCCTCAACGGGCAATTGTGGATCTTCGGACAGTCCACCACGGAAATCTGGTACAACGCTGGTAACCCGCTATTCCCGTTCGCGCGCGTCCCCGGTGCCACGCTCAACTTCGGCTGTCTCGCGCCGTTCTCGGTCGTCAAGTTCTACAACACCATCATGTGGTTGGGGTGCGACA